CTCAGCGGTCTACGGCGTGAATGTGCTTGAATTTTCGCCGTACAGTCCGGAGGAAGATGATATTGAGTCCTATGTCACCGTGGCAAGGGACATGGTGGAAGGACATACCGGAAGAAGGCTCATTAATCAGACGTGGAATTATTACCTTGACCAGTGGCCGGCATCAAATACGCTGAAAATACCCTATGCGCCATTAGTCTCCGTAAGTTCCATAAAGTACACGGACGTTGACGACGTTGAAGAGACTCTAAGCACGTCATATTACGACGTAGACACCAATTCGGAACCGGGAAGAGTAGTTTTGAAGGAAACCGCAAGCTGGCCTTCTGTGACGCTGAATCCCGTAAATCCCATCAATGTTGAGTACGTAGCGGGCTACGGAACGTCAACAAGCGTACCCAAAACAATCAAGCACGCCATAAAGCTGATTGTTGGCGACTTGTACGAAAACAGGGAGAATTCACGTGATACAAAGTATGGGGAGCTTAAAGAAATACCGCTGGCTGCAGCAAGGCTATTGCGTGGGAAAAGGGTGTGGTTTTAATGAGGGCAGGAGAGCTTGACAAATATGCGACTATACAATACCCGGCAAAGTCCAAAAACAGCTTTGGCGAGGACATTGAGACATGGACAGACCTCGCTAATGTCTGGTGCAGCATAGAGCCGGTTTCTGGCGCTGAAAAGTGGTTGCAGCAGGAGCGCATAAGCGAGGCCAATTCAAAGATTAACATGCGGTACAGGTCTAATCTTAACTCTACAATGCGGCTAAAGTACAAGAACAGGTATTTGCAGTTTTTAGCAGTCCTGAACATTGGGGAGAAGGATAAAAAACTGTTAATACCTGCAAAGGAAGTGATGTGATGGTAGTCGAAGAGGCTTTAATGGCATATCTGAAAACGTCTATATCCTCCCTTGTATCAAACCGTGTTCACTATCTCAAACTTCCGCAAAACCCCAAACTTCCCGCAATTACGATGCAGAAAATTGACTCAAATAAAATCGGCGGTTTTTCGGCGGACATAGGAGCCATGACACGCATACAAATCACGGCATGGGCGAATACGTACGCTGAGTGTTCTGCGATTCAGGAGGCGGTCAGGGCGGCGACACAGAACTATTTCAATCAGACGATGGGAACGGGCGGCGTACCCGTGAAAAACATCGAACTGGACGAAGGGCCCGACCTGTACGACGATGAAATAACCCGGATCGGCAAAATTACGGATCTACTGATATACCACACGGAGGCATGAAATGAAACAGATAAACAAAGAAGTTTACAAGATTTGCAAAAAGAAAAAATTGAGAGTTAAGCGAAGCAAGCATAGACATTGGCGCATGGACGTTCACTAGGACGTTATTTTTATGTCAAGGAGGTGATTGAATGAGTTTTTATCATGGCAAAGGTTCAAAGGTTTATTTAAACGGCAATCCCATGTCAAGCTACATGGACAATGTAAGCGTCAGCATGACGGCAGACACGGTTGAAACCACTGTGTTTACCGACACATCAAAACAATACGTCATGGGGCTAAAAAGCGCCACTTTGGCAGCGGAAGGCTTTGGCGCAGGCTCTACGGGCGAAATTGACCAGTATCTTGAAAACGCAATATCCACCAGTGAAAACGTTTGGACATGGTACCCTCGTGAGTCCGCAGGAGCGCCCGGCTACGGCATGAAAGGGTACAACACTCAATACGGCGTTCAGGCGTCAATCTCAGGCGCTGTCAGGGTAGCGGCGGCGTGTCAATCCAACATCGGCAAGGAGCCTGTCAAGTGTGTCCGTGTGCTGGCAACGGCAACGGCCTCAAGCTCAGGCGCAGCGCTGGATAACTCGGCAAAGTCAACCAACGGCGGCGCAGGATACTTGCAGGTATCAGCGACAGCTACATCTGATGCGGCAATCGTAATTGACCATTCATCTGATGGCTCAAGCTGGGAAAATCTCGTTACATTCGACACGGCACCAGCGGGAGTGAGCGCACAAAGAGCCACAATCACAGGCGAAATCAGGCGCTATGTCAAGGCTTCATGCACATTAACGGAAAGCTGCACCTTTGGTGTGGCATTAAACAGGTCATCACAGACCTAAAAAGGAGATGATTCTATGAGTTTTTTTCATGGTAAAACAGCAAAGTTTTTTATCGACAACGCAGCGGGTTCACTGACGGACATTTCAACGGGCATGACAGACGCATCATTACCTGTAGAAGCCGATACTGTAGAGGTGACAGGATTCACAGATACGGCAAAAAATTACGTTATGGGCTTAAAGGGTTCAAACGGTTCAATTTCAGGCAGCTTCTCGACAACGGTTGATACAGTTTTAGCCGGAATTGTCGGCAGTTCGGATACGAAATCATTTGAGTACTATCCTTACTCAACTGGTACTGGTTCGGTTGCAAAGAAAGGTGAATGCTTTGTAACATCGTACGATGTAAAAGCACCTGTCAGCGGCCCAATAACCTATTCAGCAAATTTGATTGTCAGCGGCGGCGTATTATCGACCGTAGCGGCATAAAGGGAGGATATCAATGTTAAATCGTGATTCAATAATCGGCGCAAAAGACTTTGGAGTAGAAAAATTCTCCGTTCCGGAATGGGGCGGAGAAGTCTGCTTGAAAAAGTGGTCAGCAGATGAAAGAAACACCTACACGAAAAAGTCAATTGAAATGGACGAAGAAGGCGGACATGTGAATTGGGATACCATATTCGACAATCAGATTGTCGCCGTGGCTCTCAGTTTATGTGACGAAAGCGGCGCAAGGCTATTTTCAGATTCAGAAGAGGACTTAAAGCTCCTGGCATCAAAAAATGGCGAAGTTTTGCAGCGCTTATTCGAAAAGGTACTTTTGATGAATGGTCTTGCGGAAAAGTCAACTGAGGAAGCGGCAAAAAACTCCGGCAGCACCCCGAAGAGCGATTCTATTTCGGATTAGCTCTTGCGCTCGGAATGTCTCGGGATGAAGTTTTAAAACGAATATCATCAAAGGAAATCACAGAATGGAAGGCTTACTGTCTGCTTTCCGAAGAAGAGCGGGCATGGGAAAAATCTTTGATGATGATGAAAGAGGGTGTGAGACTGTGATTAAACTTGAGACAAAAGGCTTTCAGGAACTGATTGACACCCTTGACGATATGGACGAAGAAGGAATAAAAGTCTTTAAGCAAGCCCTAAACGACGGTGCGGCGGTTGTCCTGCCTGTCATGCGCAGGAAGGTGTACGAAGTCCTTCGCAAGAGGTCAGGCGATTTGCAGAAAAACATCAAAAAAGGCACGGTGCGCAAGCTTAAAAATGGCGGGTATTCGCAGATAATCGGTATATCGAAAGGTGATGTGTCAGTCGCATATTATGGGAAGTTCTCAGAATATGGGACGGTACATGAACCCGCAAGACCGTGGATTCGGCCTGCGTTCGACGAGTCAAAAGAAGAAGCATACCAGAAAATTGAGTCCACTCTTGTATCGGGAATCAAGCAATCGTTTATGAAATGAGGTGGTTGAATGGATAGAACACTTGTAACCAAACTAATCCTTGATGCATCATCGTACAAAAAAGGTGTAGACCTTGCTAAACAGGCAACCGCCTCAATTAACAAAGAACTTGAATTGTGGAAAACAAAAAACAGCGCCACGGCAAACAGCCTAAAGGGGCTATCTCAGCAGGCTAAAGCAAATGCAGACACGCAAAAGGTTTTAGCCTCGCAGATAGACATTACAAAAAAGAAGCTTGATGAAATTACAAAGGCCAAAGGCGCAGCGTCAAAAGAAGCCATGACCTACAAGAATAAATTGACGGACTTGGAAATTCAGCAGGCCAAACTTAATAAAGAAATTGGCGGCAGTCTCAGCCATATGCAAAACTTCAAAAACGGCTTAAAGGCTGTAGGCGACCAGTTAAAGACAATAGGCACTCAAATAACCTCAGCGGGTAAATCAATGTCAATGTACATAACCGCTCCGCTGGTGGCGGCTGGCTCTGTTGGAATTGGCTTTAACTCAATGATGGAGCAGGCTACAATAAACTTTACAACTTTGCTGGGCGACGCTGAAAAAGGTAAAGCACTGGTAAATGAACTAAAAGCTTTTGCGGACGTAACGCCTTTTGCAGTTACAGATCTGACGGGCTCCGCTCAGATGCTTTTGTCCTACGGCGTAGCGGCAGAAAAAATTATGCCTAACATTAAAATGCTTGGTGATGTGGCAATGGGTAACAAGGATAAGTTTAATAATCTGACTTACGCATTTGCACAAATTCAGGCGGCGGGTAGGTTAACTGGGCAGGATTTAAGGCAGCTTGTCAACGCTGGATTCAATCCTTTGCAGGTCATATCAAAACAGACTGGAATAAGCTTGCTTGACCTCAAAAAGAAAATGGAAGATGGGGCAATCAGTGCCGAAATGGTAACGGCGGCGTTTAAGGTAGCAACGTCAGAAGGCGGGCTATTTTACAAGGGCATGGAAAGCGCCTCAAAGACATTATTAGGTCAATGGTCAACGCTAAAGGATACTGTCAACAGTGCGCTAGGTGAGGTTGTCAAGCCATTGTTTGAGTATCTTACTGGGACGTTATTGCCGAAAGTCATTGTGAAGGTCAAGGCTTTGCAGGAATGGTGGATGAAACTGGGAGAGAAAACCCAAAAGACAATACTGATATTTATCGGTGTTGCCGCCGCTCTTGGCCCGCTGCTAATTATCGTAGGACAGGTAGCGGGAGGCATCGGCGGACTCATGGGACTGCTTGGGACAATGTCAGGGCCTGCCGGGATAGCGGTAGCGGCGATCGGTGCCGTGGCTGCCGGGCTTGGGACTCTGTATGTCACAAGCGAGGATGCAAGAAACGCCATGAATGGCCTTGCAAGCTTTCTCAAAACGGAAGTACCAAAAGCGGCAAACGCAGTGGTTGAAGTATTCGGCGCAATAGGTGACGCATGGAGCAGGCTCAAGAGCAGGT